CCAATTTTAATTTTGGCTAAATTCGAGGGTGAGGCCTATCAAATTCGCTATAAATTTACTACAAGGGTCGAAGATATGGTGGCCTAGTTCAACAGCCACTAGTTAGAAATATAACTTGCCGGATATGTTGCATCACGTGCCCCTTCAACGATTTCGGCTTGTTCCTTGGTTAGGACTACCTTTTTAGGCTCCTCAATCAAAGTGACAACGTGGCCACCATGACCATGAATCACGTCTTTGGCATCTTTCTCTTCAGCCGTAGTCGGGCAAGACACTCTTCTTAGTTCCCAGAAACCGTCTCGGTCTTCAAAGTCCCAGTATTCGCCTTCATCGTTCTTTACCGCGTACAGTTTTTCTTCACTCATTTTTCCGCCTCCAGTTTGTGTAAGATGTTCATGTTGTGAATGTGTGCCAGCGTATCATCAAGTTCCTCTTGCGAATGGATGAATGGAATGCTGTATTGCCCGTCTTCGTCCTTGTATTCTTCCGGAAGATGTCGGAAGCCAATATCATATGCGTTATGAGAATAGCCGTCTGGGGTACCATCAAACACGATGATTGTGATGTCATTTGACGGCTCCCATTTAACATTAATCAAGTTAGGGATCTTAAAGATTTCTCGTGCGTAATTGCAAAGCATAACATTGTACTTGCTGAAATTTTCATGATCATTGTCAACTAAGCGGTTGCGCGTAACCATCACCAACTGATATAGCCCCTGATTCCAATCATAGTGGTCATGCGGCAATGCAAATGCTGATGTTACTTTCATTTTTCGTCCTCTTTTCGATATACAGAGTTATTAATATGATTGGCCAATCGTCCCAGTGGGATATCGCATTTATTTAATGGCACAAGCTTGTAGTCGCGTCCATCAAGCATGACGCCTACAACCTTGCCAGTCTTTTTGCTGATGTAGATGTCATCGAACGTGTCGTCTCCTGTTTTCATCGTCTTCTCTTCTTTCTTACCGGATAGCGCCTTATGTCACTGCTGAATGCCTGCCTGATAGTATTAGAATCTGCTATCCAAACCTCATAAAGCGGCTCGTTGAAACCGTTTATTGCACCAATGTATCTGATTATTATTCCAAAATCATATTTGTTATGCTTTGCAAACATCTCCGATGGTGCTTTTACATATACAGGTATAAATTTGCTTGGTTCATGATGCCCGTAAGTTTCTACTTCAGGTCTCATTGACCAGCCTCCTCACAGCCACATAGCAGCCCCTATGACTCATTTCGCACTGACTGACTTCACAACCTGATCTGAATAGTCCTTGATGCTCTGTGCGTCTTTAATGGCCTGTGATAAGTCATTGTTTGCCTGTTTGGCGGCTTCTAACTGTGATGTAAGGTCATTGATTGTCTGCTGCTTAGCATCTACCTCCGCCTGTTTCTGGGCGACTGCTTTCTGGCCTTCAACGATCTTTTGCTGAATCTGGGCGTCCTTGCTTGCCATATCGTTGTCGTATTGCCGTTTGAGTGCCGCATACTGCGCCTGCGCGTCAGACAACTGATGTTGCAAATCGGACAAGCTAGCTTGTGAAGCGTTGATCTTAGCCGTCAGCTTGTCGATGTTGTTTTTGGTTTCCACGATGTTCTGGTGTCCTTGCCAAACATTGTCGGCAATGGCGGTTGCACCAGCACCAAACATAAGTCTTGTCAAAACAGTTACTGTAAATGTCAATTTTTTATTCATGATTTTTTCTCCTTAGTTTTTAAAGTTGCTCTTCCGTGAATAGCCCTGTGTGATAGTCATATCTAGCAATCGTAATTGGTATCTTGTACCTGATCATGAACAGCAGCATTCGCAGTCTGGCATCGGTGGTCAAAGTCGCGTCTCCGCCTTTAACGTCAACAACTTTTGTCAATTCGTCACCGTCATAGAAGCAGTAGTCCGGTGTATATACGCGTGCTGAATAACGTTTGCCATTGATCTTGAATGCCGACAAAATCTCAAACGATTCCTGAATCGTTACCTTCTGTGGTTTGTTGCGTATCAGCATGTAGTAGGCGCCCTCTGCTTTGCTTGCAAATCGAATGCCATCAATTACGACTGGCTGCGCATTGTACTTGCCTCTGCGTCTCTTGCGGATAACCATGGCTAACGACTCATGATTTCTTCATGGCCGTTGTTACGGCTTGGCAACTTGATCTGGAAATCTTCAGCGACAGCTAAAATAAATGACCGTGACTTTCCAACACGTTTTGCAACCTCTGTTAGTGCTTTGCTCTTGCTTGCCGCCTCAGCAACTTTCACTGCATACTTCTTACGGTTAGCTTCCCCGCGTTTGTTTACAGCCTTGATGCTGCTGATCAGTGCCACTGACGGCATGTCTCGATTATCAACACCGGCTACTGCACGTTTCTCGACAATCTCTTTCTTTGATACAATGATCCGGTTGTTGAACTCTTGCTTCTCGATTTTTGAGAATGCTTCGCTTTCAGAAATGTATAGCATTACGGCCTTCTCATAGCGCGTAATCAATTCAGCCTTGAAATCGCGCCACACTTTGTCTCCTTGCTTGCATAAACGCACTGTTACTTGTGTCATGCTTTCTTCTCTCCTTGCTTATCAGGTCTCAGTTCGTCCGTGCTAACTTCTAATGCGTCCGCAATCCTCATGATCATCCAGAAACTCGGTCGCTTAATTCGGCCTGACTTCAGCGCATAGATGGAGCCATTGTCTGGAAATCCAGCTAAATGTGATAATTTGCTTGCTGTAATGCCTTTTTTGTCAATTAGTTTTTGAATTTTCGTCCAATAGTCATCGACATATTGTGCCTCGCTCATTTGTTCGCCCCCAATATATGGTATTTTGTATTGCAACGTTTATAACTTTTTGATATTATTTATTCAGCAAATGTACGCACGTTTCCTCCAAAACTCCGAACATTTGCAAATTTATATGAAGAAGGTTAAGCATATGGCTTTTGAAATCGTTGCAATCAGAACCGAGGGATATCTGCCAGATACTCCCGACAAAATTACAGAGGTTAAGTTATCGGATGGCACCATCGAAACAGTTCCACAAGTGGTAATTTATATTGATGATAAGATGGAGTATTATTACACGACATCGTCATTAACTAAGGCTTCAGTAACATCTGTTCACCCTTCTTCTGGGCATGCATACATTCGTACTGTAGGGAACGATACTAGGCGCGATAATCTGCTAAGCTTGCCGGAATTCTAGTCTTCGTCTCCATCTATTTTTTTGGATGGAGATTTTTTGATTTAACAACGAACCCATAAGTTGTCTGAATTGTTTCGCTATCGATTTCTTTGTTGGACAGTGTTGTTTCTATTAGCTCAAATTCACCAGACTTAATTTTGCTAATTAATTCGTTCAGATATTTATTCATGATTTTCCTCCTGTTTTAAAATGGCAAATCATCATCTTGGATGTCTATCGGCTGGCCATTATTAGCAAACGGATCTGTGGTATTCGCTCGTGAAGCATTTGGAGTCGTTTGACTCGTGTTTGTGGTCGCTGTTGCTAATCCATTGGCTGTTTGCTGTGATTTAGGGCTGTTCTGAGACGCCTGTCGTGACTCAAGCAAAGCAAAATTATCAACGATTACCTCAGTCACGAATACTTTCTGCCCTTGCGCGTTATCATACGTGCGCGTTTGGATATGGCCTTCCACACCAACCAAGGATCCTTTTTTGGTGAAGTTTGCAAAGTTCTCAGCCGACTTGCGCCAGATCTGGCAATTTACGAAATCTGTTTCTCGTTCTCCGTTTTTGCTCTTGAATTTGCGATCAACAGCAAGCGTGAATGATCCTACCGCCGTGCCGCTTTGTGTGTAGCGCAAGTCAACATCTCTTGTCAGTCGGCCTGTTAGTGAGACACTGTTTAGCAATATGCTTCCCTCCTAATTCTTTTCGCCGAGTTTATTGAGCTTTTCAAGTTGTTCAGCCAGCTTGGCACGCTGTTCGGGCGTCACTTCATGCTTTGGTTCCTGATATCCAGGCTTTAACCAATCAGGTTCTTTATCAACGCGCTCTGCCTTGCCGTAACGCCGCTGAGGTTGATTCGTTTTGCGTTCACTATCGTTTGCTTCGACAGCAGTAACCGTGAGAAGACGCTTGCTCTCCCAGTTTTTCAAGATGCCGTTGACGTACTTGTAGTTTCTGACATTGCTTTCAACCGCAGTCCGCAGCGCATTTAGAACTAGCTTCTCAGGTTCAGGTGATCCTGCTTTTCGCATGTCATCAACCCAATCAACAAGGCTTTCTCTGGTGAACGGTGACAGTTGTCCAAACCCATTTCCTTCCCAGAAATTGCAAATATCAAGAATTGATGATGACGACGATGACGGTTCTTCAGCAGGCCTCTCTGCTGCCTTTACTGGAGCAGTAGTCTGTTGTCGTTTAGTTTTGTCTAGTTTAGTCTCGTCTTGTTTAGTGTATGTGCTACTGTGTTGCCTACTGGGTTGTAAACTACCTTGTAAACTGTGTTGCCTACTAGGTTGCCCACTGTGTTGCCTACTATCTGACACACTGTCATCAGCTCGACTACTAGGTTGCCTACTATCTGACGTACTAAGTTTTCGTGAAATATCGATGACTGAGTAGGTCGTTGCCTTAACACCGTTAGTTTGAAAATCTATCAGCCCTGACTGCTTTAGCGCGTTGCGGGCTTTGACGATGCCCTGACGGCTTAAACCAGTCAACGTTTCGAGTGTTCGATTCGGCATATTGAATTCGCTTGGCCAGCCTAGCTGGTTACATTGGTAAACCAGCCCATGCCATAATGCTATCTGTCCTGTGCTTAGCGGATTAACGCTTTGCTGAATGTAGAACTCTCGAATTAGCTTGAATAAATCCATGCGGTGAGTCACCTCCTGCTGTTCTTAATGGGCCTCACACCCGTCCGTATGGTTACGCCATATCGTCTTATTTATTAGAAGGGAAATGGTGGCTCATCCGCATCGCTTGGAGCTGGCGGCATTCCATTGTAGGACCCGGCCTGGCGCTGATTCGTTGATGGTGGGGTTTGACGTTGTGCCTGGGTTTGTTGTGATTCAGATTGCTGGCTAGATTGCTGATGTTGCGTCGGTGCTTGAGGTTGTGGTACCTGACTATTTTGACCGTGCAGAGTCATTGCAACCGCTTGGCGCATTGAGGCATCCTTTGCATTCTTTTCAAGCCATTCCAGGTAACTGCGGTCACTTTGGACAACGTCGCCTATGGTTCGGCCTTTATATTTTCCGAATGTAATCTTCATAGTATTGGCATCGCCATTATTCATGGTTTCGGTAGTCTCACGCTGGTTGAAATCCTTCATGTCCTCAACGTCTTGCGTGAAAACATTAGATAGTGATCCAACAGTCAATGTGGCATCAACTTGTGCACGTTTCTTAGCCATCTTCAACACCGTGTTTTGCAAAGTATACGGATCTTGGTAACTGACTCCGTCCCACGGGTCTTTTTTACGAGTCTGTTTGTTAAAGTTGTTCTTCCGATACCGTGTTTCTTTTGTGTTTGCGGCACCCAAGCCTTGTGTAATTAGATCAGACCCATGATAGAGACTCGCTTGAACGGTATAAGCAAAGAAGCCTCGGTCAAAGTCTTCAACTTTATCTACCACTTGGTACTCACTTTTTAGGCCAAGCAAGATTAAGATCTTCTCTGCTCCCGGCTTTAACAAAGTAGGTTTCTGTGTTCCAGGAATAACGCCATAATCTTGATCTTTTTTCAGTTGGCTGTTGATGAGGCCTTGGAATTGATTAATGGCAGCAATTTCCTTAGTTGCTTGGCCTTGATCTACAGACATAATCAGCCCCATTGATGAAGTTTCATTGGGCTGTCGTTCTTGAATTTCTTGCATGATTAAACCTCCTTGAGTGATTCATACTTGATTTTGTTGTCATCCATGTATCTGGCTAATGCCCACATTTTCTTTTCAGTTGCGGTAACGCGCATTGCACGTGTGAACTTGGGTTCGACAATCTCACCCGTCGTCAAATCAATATTGGTTTGTCCAGTATTTGTTTCAACAGTTGCCCGGTTTAGCTTAGCGATCGCATCAGCAGATTCTTTGATTTTGGCTTGCCGATCCTGTTCCTGCTTGCGCTTCATTGCAGCAGAATCGATCTGCAACCGAATTGCGTCAAAGCCTTGTCCCTGTTCGACCAAGGCAGTCCATCCTTCCGGGTCAAATCCGGCTTGTTTGGCATATGCAGTGGTCGCATCACGATCTGCTTTGATTCGACGCTTCTCGTTTTGAAGCCAGCCCATGCGATCACCAATCAGTTTGGTGAGCTTTGCTTTTGAGATCTTATTGAGCCACTCGTTCTCTATTTCGATCTCGCTAGGAATCAGATCATAATTTGGGGCCATCTCGGAAATAAGCACAATTACTTCATTGCGGCGTTCCTCGCGTTCCTGATCTTCGATGGCTTTCACCTTGTCGTTCAGTGGACTGACTGTGTTATCAATCAATCCTGTTAGCGCTTTAACCTTGGTTTCAAATTCCTTGAGAGGTGCCTCATAGTCCTTTTTAATTTCCTTGCGGCGGGAATCAACAGCTTTGCGCAAGGATCGCAATTCAGCGATAGAATGTTTGATGTCGGTTTTTGTGTCAGGAGTAACCGCCAAGTTTTCATACTTAGTAAGTCGCTCTTCTATGTGGGCCTTAAGTTCTTCAAAATTGTGAAATGTGATTTTTGGTTTCTCGTAGTCCACCCGATAAGTCAGGGTATCCGCTGTTGCAATGCCATTACTCATAGTCAAGTTTCCTTTCATCATCAGCAGCAATCGCTACACCACTAAGCTCTTCCAAGATGTATTTACGAATCTCTTTTGGATCATCTTTGATGTTGTCACCCTCGGGGCCAACATTGGTGATGACACTTTCACCAAAAGGAATTGGTTTTCCGCTCCAATCAAGCATGGTCATCGACCGCCTTCCGTGATAAACTAGGAGTGAAAATAATTTTGCTTAGATTTTTGCTTCCCGTGGTTGTAGCCATGGGATTTTTTTGTGCGCATTTGTTGAGCATCCGTTGACTAAGTTCGAACATCCAAAGCCAACCGCTATCTCCGTGGCTCTTGTAAATCACGTTCTCGGCTTGATCATGAATGTCTTGCCAATATGCCTTCGTATCACGCATAGTTCTTCCTCCTAACGTGTCCATTGTTTCCAACCTCCTGCTACCGTGGCGCCAATCATGATGCCGGCGAGAGCGACAAGCAGATATTTCCAAAAAGCTGATGTTGGATCGAACAACACCGACATAATCGCTTCTAGCATTTGTTACACCTCGGTATATGTTTCCATGAATTTATCTACGGCACCTTCATACCAGCGCATTTGGCGCTTATCGCTTTTCTTGGCTCCATCATTGCCTGCGTAGTAACGGGGCATTTTTGGATTAAAAGCAATTCGTTTGAAGGCATCCGTTTTTGTGTCTAAATGAAGTTTCTTACCAAGTTCCTCTTGCGTGAGTCCTTTCTTAGGCCGCAGCTTTTCGATTTCAGTAGCAACTATGCTTTTGATGATGGGGACGACTGCCTTCACAGTTTCCTGAATAAGCAGATGTAAAAGTTCTTGGCTTTCATCTAACTTGACCGCTACATCCATGCTTTCACCTTCTCTACTGGTCTGATTTGGGACTTTAGTGATCCGATTAGACTTTCCAGGCTTTCAACTAGTGATTCGCCTGAATCGATGTATGATCCGATCTTTCTCACATCAGTTGGCGTGAAGTGATCACGTCCTTTAGACATCGCTGGTTCTGCTCGTTCTCTAGCCTCTTCAAATTTCTTTTGGGCCATTTTTTCGTATAGATAAACAACCAGCGGATTATCAGTATCGAGATCATCAGCAAAGACTCTTAATCCGGTTTGATATTCGATCACCGCTTTTAGAAAGCGATCATTGCCAATTGCAAGTGCCATGGGAATCAGCTTATCGTCCGGTATGCCTCTTGCCTCCCAATTGCTGACAGCGGCTTGCGTAACGTGCATTTTCGCAGCCAAGTTCTTACGAGTTAGTCCCTCTTCTTGAAGACATCTTGAAAGTTCGTGAAATATGTTAATTGCCATAACCACACCTCCTTTAAATGTGTACCGCCGATATAGTAGTTTCACGGCGATATATGCGATGATTAAGCTGTAGCAAGGTAATCAATCATTTCATTCCTTGCACGTTCTTTCTCAGCGCTGATTGCCATTTCGAGCATGTCATCGTCCATGGTTTCCCAAAAAGCTTTGGGCTTATCATCGCGGTAGCTCATCAGCGCTTCGATCATTTGCTGTCGGTTCATTTGACTGCCTCCTATCGCTGGACGGGAATGTGTTTATCAAGGTTTACATTTTCGCTACCAAAAATAGCATCAACGCTATGACCCAAAATTTCAGAAATTCTCAACGTAATTGAAGTCGCCGGATCCTTTGTTTTTCCTGTTTCAATATTGGATATGGTTAAGCGAGTGACGCCAACTTGTTTTGCTAGTTCTAACTGAGACATCTCTTTTTCTCGGCGATAATGACGCAAGCTGTTGCTCATGTCTGTTCCTCCCTTCTTGCTTATGAATTAATAATATACCGAGATATACACGCTGTCAACCAATATATACATAAAACCAAAAGTTTTTTTGTCTAGTTAGATATACAATAATCACAAGGAGGTTTAGTCATGTCAGAATTAGGCGATTATTTGCGCCAGTTGCGCGGTACCATGTCGCTTCGTGAAGCCTCCCAACGTTCACACGGGAGAATCAGCCATGCGGCAATAGCTCAAGCCGAAAAAGGCATTAATAGTCATGGCAAGCCATTCACGCCATCTGCTGAAACATTAAAAGAGTTCGCAAAACTTTACAATGTCAGCACTGCTAAATTGATGAAAATGGCTGGTTACATTGAAAAGTCAAGCGATCTTCCTAGCAATGCTATTCCCGTATCAAGCGAAGAAGCTGACCAGCCGGTTATGGTTTATGGAGAAATTCAAGCCGGCGTTGCCAAGTGGGCTGAACAAGATATTATCGGTCAGATAAATGTTCCTAAGAGCTTTGCTAAAAGATACGGGGCAAAGAACCTATTCGCGCTTAAAGTTGACGGCGAATCCATGAATCGAGAAATTCCCAACGGATATACAGCGGTATTCTCGAAAGATTTAGAACCAGAAAGCGGTGATATAGTTGCCGTTATGATCGACTCAGAAAGTGCTACCATAAAGCGATTTAGAGAAACGTCATTGGCGGTGATGTTTGAGCCATCATCATGGGACCCATCTTTTAAACCATATGTATTCCCCAAAGACGGGATTCAAGATTTCAAAATCATTGGGAAGTTTTTATACGCAACAAGCGAGTGCATTTAGATTGGAGGATGTTAAATGTTTTGGGTGTGGCTGATCCTTGCGCTTTTAGCTATTGGCATAGTTTTTGCCCTCATAAAATTCCTGTTTGCTATTTGGTTTGTTATCGTGCCTATCCTTCTTGTGATCGCCGGCATATTTATCACTGCAAGATTTAACCTGTTCACTTCAAAATCACGTGGAAAATTCATTGCTCTCTGGGCAATTGTGTCAGCCATTTCTATAACGTTATTCACATTTGGAATCTATAATTCATCAACTGCTACGACCAAAAGTAAGCCGGAACAAACAGCCAGTTCTTCCAAAATAAAGATATCTGAAATTAAAAGTAGCAGTATTAGCGAATCAACTGAAGAGGAATCAGCTTCTAGTTCTGGCAAAGATGAGTCACAGTTAAAGCTAGGAATGACAAAGGAAGAAATAGTCAACTTACTTGGAGAACCAGACTCAAAAAGCGACTTTTCGTGGTCGTATGGTGGGAAAGATATTTATTTCAATGATTATGAACATTTAAGTGGCGGAAACATGGGGAATCTTGTTGATCAAGTTTTAGCCAGCGGAAGAAAGTCACGTGCTTCAGCTTCTAATGAAACCAACACACAGAAAGCATTTGCTCAGTCCTTTGGTCAAAAGGCAGTTGACCGTCTACAAAAGATGCCTACCGTCTATAAAAGCACACAGCTCGATGCTACTACCATGGAATACATGTGGAACTCCGAACATGGCATAATGATTCGTCTTGATACCGCTGACAGAATGACAAACGTATATCTCTACGACAGCAATGCTGATTATGGGAAGGGACGTCTGCTGTATAGCGGCAGAACCATATTTACGAGCCCAAAAGTCTACAATTTCTACAATTGATCATTATCAGTCCAGATACGGAAGACGGTAAAAGCTGAAAACTATTTATGGAGGAAAACGAAATGGCAAAAAAGGTAATGGGTGCTGATGGTAAGCAATATAAGGTGAAAAAGCCTTTTTACAAACGCGTTTGGTTTTGGATATTAGTTGTTGTTGTGCTAGCAGCAATCGGTGGTGGCCTCAATAATAAGGGAAAATCAAGCAGCGAATCCACAGAAAAAACGGCAGTTAGCAAAACGGATAAATCATCTTCAAGTACAGCCTCATCTTCGGAACCGGAAGATAAAGTGTATAAAGTTGGTGAAGTTGCAAGCTATAAAGGCTATGAAATTAAGGTAAATAATGTCAAATTCGACCAAGGCGATGACATTAACACTCCGGATTCAGGTAAGCAATATGTAATCGCAAATATCACAATCACAAACAACACCGACAAGTCACAAGATTATAACCCCTTCTTTTTCAAATTAAATGCCGATGGTAACAAAACCGATTTCAGCGAGATTACCACAAATGTTGAAGATACTCTTCATTCAGGCTCTTTAGATAAAGGTGCTACAGTTACGGGTAATCTTGTAGGACAAGCAAAAACAGATGCTAAGTCATTACAGCTTCAATATCAGCCATCATTTTGGAATGACAAGTCAATCAAGATAGATCTGAAATAGTGTTTATTTCCCCGAGCAATTGGTAGAAGCCAAACGGCTTGGGGCTTTTATTGGGCACAAAAATAGCCCCGGCGGCGAGGGCATGATAGGACAAACAAGCAGTTTCCCGCGGAAGGCTGGAAGATGAGCTCATTGGATTTACCAGCAATAAAAATACCTACCAAACTAGGCTGCACATACGGATTCTCATTTACGTAAAGGATGGGGAATGCTTTCTTGAAACCTTTAACTATTTCTTTTGTTCACGATTCCTTAGACAATAAGCCTGGAATTTCAAAGCCAATTTTAATTACAGCAAGTGATGGTCACGACTACGTATTAAAGAATAATATTATTGAGGAGTCTGGGCGAAGGTTTAACTTCGATGCAAGTCTTATGCAGGAGCTTCTTGTAACCCAAATTGCTGAAAAACTTCATGTTCCGACCCCTAAGTGTGTGATTATCAAAATATCTAAGGATGATTTAGCGTTTTTCTCAAAGCTTCGATTTTCCGGTCTTTTTAGTGATGGGCTTTATTACGCAGTAGAATATATTTCCGATACAACAAACGAAATAATGGCAGTTTTAAAAGCCGGACGTGAACAGGGCCAAAAATTCGTTATCAGAGAATGGAATAAGATCTTTAAAAACATCGTAAACAAAGAAGCAATAGCTAAAATTTTTGCTCTAGATTTCTTAACGATGAATGCCGACAGATTTACCAATCCTGGGAATATAATACTAAAAGAACAATCAGATAGTCGATACCTGATTTCTATTGACTATGGTTTTTGCTTCTACTCACCCTTCTGGCGATCACCGTCCAACCAAATGCCCCAGGAAAAAATTGCGCTTCTGAGCGAAAATAGCTTTGACTTTAACAAGCCAGCAGCAATCACAAACTATGTAAATGTAGTTCACCGTCATTTTATGGAGTGGAGTGTTCAGCATGGACAACTTCCCTTTGGCTATGGAATAATATTTTCGTCTTTAGCCGCCGTGATGGAGCCAACAAACACAAATCCGTTTCAGCAAATTGTTGGTGACATACAGAATCTTTCGGGTGATAATATAGAGGCTTATCTGAATGCAATTCCAAAGGAATGGTTTGTAGACGGTGAAGTTGAGAAACAAGCCTATCTAGATTTTTTGATTCGTCAAAAGTTTCTGATTAAAAATATTTTAAACTTCGTTAGTGGAATGGGACTATTTACAAATTTGAAGGGAGGCAAACTGGAGTGGCTAAAAGAAAACAATTCGAATATCGGGTAGTCAGTTATATGGATGATCCCATAAGATTCGAACAAATCAACTTTGGACTAATTATACAAAACATTCAATCCAAGCATTTCGAGTACATTTTAACTCCCAATGATACTCCCAAAATTAACAGCTTATTGCCGACAAGCAGCAAACGAAAGCTCTTCAAGCTAAACGTTAACTATCTCAGATTTCTTCTGGACAGATTACAATCAGAAGGAAACTACAATAAGCTAACGCAAACGTTACAGGACATCGAGATTTCTGAACTAATCTTCTCCAGCCCCAAACCCGCCCTTTCAGACAATGTTTCTCAGTTGCTCGAAAATCTTGCTGATGTCTATATTGGACATCAATTCATCGCAAGAGATTCAGTAGATACAACAATCATCGAACCTAAAGTGTTTGCTGAGAAAGTTGTTGAGGAAAATGATGTCCCTAAGTCCCACTATAAAACTAACTTTCGAGTGCAGCCAGAAAGATCTGTCCCTTTTAAAATACAGGTGGATTATATCTATGCCAATAAAGACCAACTTGAAATAGTCAACACGGCACCTACTCAACTATCTTCTACCTCAATGTGGTACTATCGAATGCGCTCATTAAGTGACAATGAACGCTTTGGCCAAAAAGTAACCATTTTGGGAAATACTCAATCAGAAGCCAATTCTGATTCAACACTTTTGCAAATGTACCAAACTCTGCATAATCACAACTCAAATGTTTACTTCGTTGACGTAGCACAACCCTGTGCGATAAACACTTTTAAAGAAAATGTAATTGATGTTATGAAAAGTGAATCATCAGAGTCTGAATTAAAAAAACTACTTGCATAGCTTGAGAACCCCTTAAAGGGGTTTTATTTTCAGCCGCGAAGCGAACATACGTTTGAATTTTAACCAAAAAACTACACATAGAAAGGATATGGACGCTGTGCGTAAATGGAAAGAAGTTCCTCACCATCCTAATGTTTATAGGTATGAAACACGACGCGGGACTCGATATGGTATTCGTCGTGGATTTAAAAATAGTGTAGGAAAGCGCGATGAATACACTAGATCGGGATTTACAAATTGGCACGATGCAGAAGGCGAATTAAAACGATTTGAAGCATCTTTAGTAACAGGTGGCATTAATCCTCTAACTCACCGTGGTGTTACCCTGAATGCTTATTTTGCTGCCTTGGTGAAGAACCGTGAGGAGCTCGGCGTTTGGCGGCCAGCTACAGTTATTCAAAAAAAGACATATTATAGAAAGCACCTACAAGAAAGATTCGGGAACCGCCCAATGAGCAAAATATCAAGATCAGAATATCAGCAGTTTATTGATGAGAAGATCAAATCAGGTTTGGCTCAAACCACAATGCGTACACTTAACTCAGTCATGCAGATCGTCATGAACGACGCTGAGCACAACGATATTATCCGTAAGAACATGCTAAGAGGCATCCTCATTAATGGTGCCAAGCCGCCTAAAGATGTTTCCATTACCGATGAAGACTATGCGCAATTCATGGCCACAGCCCAGAAGCTCTTGAATAAGTATCAGCTTACAATGCTATACCTTTTGACTCTTGGTGAGCGGCGTGAAGAACTCGCTGGCCTCCAATTTCGTTCATTTAAACGAGGAACAACCGAGGGCCAGCCATACTATGAAATCACTTATTACGTTGGCAGAACGCCTCAGCAGCCATTAGGCGGTCCCTTAAAAACTTCTAGCAGCTATCGCACAAATTATGTTACGGGTCCAATTATTGAGTACATTGACTATTCACTTCAGTATGCAAAGAATATTTTGACACGTACTCATCGTGAGATTGGGCCTGAGACATTCATATATCTGAATGAGAAAACTGGGATGCCGGTTCATCCGAGCAACATCAACCGAAATCTCTTTCAGCGTGTTAAAGATGCAACTGGAATTGAGCTTCGTCCGCATATGTTGCGTCACTATTTTGCAACCCAAGCACTTCAAGACGGTTTGCCTCAAATGTCCGTCATGCACTGGTTAGGTCACAAAAACATCGACATGACAAACGACTATACCAGACCGACACGAGAAGGTAGCCTGAAAGTCATTAACGGTATGGGCCCAATCTTGTTTAAAAACGGTACCGCCGGCCCTGACGGTACAAAATGA